GCGCGACGCTGGCGCGGCATGATGATGACGCGGGCGATGCGATGCAGGTCCGCGAGGTGCCGGCGAGCGTGATGGATATCACCGCGCGGGCGGAGATCGATATTCAGATCTCGACCGCGAAGCGCTACCCGAGGTCGATCAAGCAATTCCGCGAGAAGGCGCTCGAGATGGCCACCCTCAACGAGGACGTGGCGGCGAGCTGCTTCTACAGCCTCCCGCGAGGAAAGAAGCCGATCGAGGGCCCTTCGGCCCGCCTCGCGGAGATCGTGGCGAGCGCGTGGACCAACCTGCACGCCGAGTCTCGAATCGTGCATGAGGACAAGCGGTTCGTCACGGCCCGCGCGGTCGTGTGGGACGTCGAGCGGAATGTTCGAGTCGCGTTTGAGGTGCGCCGCCGCATCACCGACAAGCACAACAACACCTACAACGACGACATGATCGGGGTGACGGCCAATGCCGCACTGTCGATCGCGTTCCGAAACGCGGTCTTCAAGGTGATCCCGTCGGCCTTCACCCAGGACATCTATCGAGCAGCCCGCGAGGTCGCGATCGGCAACGTTGAGACATTGGCAGCCCGGCGCGGCAAGATGATGGATCACTTTGGCAAGATGGGCGTGACGGCAGATCGCGTCTTTGCGGTGCTTGAAGTCAAGGGTGTTGAGGACATCAACATCGAGCACTTGGCGACGCTTCGCGGGCTCGCGACTGCGATCAGGGACGGCGACACCAACATCGATGACGCATTCCCCGAGCCGAACAACAGGAAGGCCGGTGCCGCCTCGGCTGCAGACGCGATCAACAAGCTGCGGGAAGATCAGCAGCCCGAGACGATTGCGGGCGAGGTCGACAAGCAAGTTGAGACGGCGGTGAAGTCCGCGGTGCCGGCCGAGAGCGTCGATCCGCTGGCCCGTGCCCGCGCGATCGCGGCGAAGTACGTCGCCCAGACCCAGGCCGACACCGAGGCGGGCGGCTTTGTCGGGTGGACGCTGGAGATGCCGGCACGCATGGCGAATGGCCCGACGCGCGAGAAGGCAGAGGCCGGTGCACGCGAATCGGCCGCCCTCGCGATCGTGGACGCGGAGGGAGCGGGCAAGCCCTACCCGCAGCCCGGCGAGTTCCCCAAGCCCAAGACGCCCGAGCCCGACAAGCCAGCCGTGAACGTTTCGACCCGCCCGAGCCGCCGCGGCAACTGAACGTGTCCTCTCTCCTCTGGGCCTCGCCGCGGAAGCGCGGCGCGGTCCATTCGAATCGCCTTGAAAGGAATCACATGGCTGGTCAGGCAGACCCACACCCACAACTCACCGAAGACGTCGCGGCGGTCGCGGCCGAGGCGTTCTTCACGCCAGGGAACGAGTACGAGCTCGTCGCGTGGGGCAAGCTCCGCTACTGGCAGCTTGGCCCGACCGAGCAAGCACGCTGGCGTCTGGTGGCGTCTCGGATCATCGCATGGCTCAAGGCCGAGAAGGAACGACGGATCGCGGAGGCGCGATCGTCGCCCGCCACGAGCGAAGCCGGTCCGCTCTTCAGCGGAGGGGCCGCTCGATGAAGCAGCCCCTGACTGGCACGCTCCGCGCGATTCGGATGATCAGCGAGGCCGATGCGTCTCGCGTGAACGCGAGCGATCGTCACATGCTGCTCACGATGCTCCGGTGGGCCGACACCGAGACGTTGGAACTTCGACCCGCAGTCGAGACGATCGCTAGAGCCATGGGTGCCCATCCCCAGACGGTTCGTCGCCGGCTCAAGCGACTGGAGGACATGGGCGTCTTGGTATTTCTGCACCGGTCCGAGGGCGGCCGCTGCGATACCCACCGCATGAAGATCAACCTTTCGGCGCTCACTGTCGAAGAGCCGATGCTTCTCGACGTTCTTGGCCCCGCCACCGGTTTCGAAGGCCAAGCGTCCATAACCGACAGCCCCACCGAAACCCCCGCGCGACGCACTGGAAACCCCCGCGCTTCGTCCGCGAAACCCCTGCGCCGTGTTGCAGAAACCCCTGCGCCGTGTTTCGTAAACCCCTGCGCAGCGCAGGGGGAACAGACCACTGAACAGACCAAAGAACAACCACCACCACCGCGTGGGCGAGGAAGCGTCCCCGATTTTGCGCCCGCCGCCGGTGGTGGTCGTGGTGGTGGTCGGGTTCAATGCGACGGAACGAAAGCCACGCCCGTTGCCACGACGGTCCGCCGTGTGGCGGAGGTGGAGGCCAATCCGACGCACGAGGCCAACCAGGCGGGGCGGCCCGCCACGGTGGCGACAAACGCGGCGGGCGCTAGCCCGGTCGTGGAAGCGTTGGTCGCCCTGACGGTGCCGAGAGCGGAGGCCGAAGAGCTGGCCGCGCTGCCGCACACGGACCTCGTGCTTGTCGCGTATGTCGCGGCAGCGGCTGAGCGGCAGAAGCCCAACCGGCCCGCGCGTTGGATCGCCTCGCTGGTCCGGCGCGGCCCCAAGCACCTCGAGGGATGGGACCAGCATCTCGCGAAGCAGCGAGACCGCGAACGACGCCACGCATCTGCGCTGATCCGGCACGCTGCCGACTGGGCGCTTCAGCACGCGAGCGACGAGGTGTACCGCCCGTTCATCGCCAACGTGTCGGCAGCGATCAAGCCCCACTTCCCGCGATGGGGAGATGCCATCCGGGACGGCAGTCTGCACCCGAGCGTGATTCGCGCCGACGCGACACCGGTCGAGGTGTTGGCCAGCCTGGCCTCAAGCTGCGGCGTCGAAATTGAAATCCCCACCGACACCCTGCGGATGCCGGAGCGCGACACGCGCACGCCAAGCCGCGACGGAGCAAGCCATGCGAGTTGACGTCAAAGCGTTCGATCCGGCGTTGTTTGAGACCCACACCGCGGTCCTGGGCCAGACCGGCAGCGGCAAGACCAACACCGCGAAGGTGATCGTGGAGGACCTGTTCGCGTTCAACCGCCGGGTCTGCGTCCTCGACCCGATCAAAAGCGATTGGTGGGGACTCAAGGCAGGCGCGGACGGCAAGTCGGCCGGGCTGCACTTCGTCATCGTCGGCGGCCCGCGAGCGGACTTGCCCCTCCCCGCAAGCTCAGGCGCCGCGATCGGCCGCATGGTGGCGGCCGGCACGCTGCCGCATGTGATCATCGACATGTCGGAGCTGCGACCGCATGAGTCCGGACGCTGGTACGCGGACTTTGCCGAAGCGTTGTTCCGCCACAACTCGGGGCCGATGCACCTCGTGCTTGAGGAGGCCGACTTCTTCGCACCCAAGGAGAAGTCTGGTGATGGCGAAGAGTCGATGCGGGTCCACTGGTCAAGCCGCCTGGCTCGCGCGGGACGGAGCAAGGGCATCCGGCTGGTGGTGAGCTGCCAGCGCACGCAGAAGCTTCACAACGACGTGTTGGGCTCGTGCGAGGTGCTGGTCGCGCATCGGCTCGTGTTCCCGGCGGATCAGAAGCCGGTGTTGGACTGGCTCAAGTCAGCCGCCACGAAGGAAGTGACACAGCAGATCAGCGAGAGCTTGGCAAAGCTCGTGACTGGCGAATGCTGGCTCTACGCGCCCGAGCGTGGCGTGCTGCGTCGTCAAGGCGTTCGCAAGATCAAGACGTTCGATAACTCCAAGACGCCAGCCGCTGGCGACGAGGCTCATCGGGTCCAGACGGTCGCAGTCGATGTCGCGGCGATCAAGGCAGAGCTAGGCGACGCGATCGCGGAGGCGGAAGCGAACGACCCCGCGAAGCTGCGCGAGCGAATCGGTGAGCTCGAAGAGAAGCTCGCAGCGGCTGGGAAGCGTGCGCCAACGCCTCAAGTCGATACCGATCAGATTCGCCGCGAGGCAAATGCAGATGCCAGAGCCGAGATGGCGAGCATCGTCGTTGGCCGCGCTAGGCATGTTGGCGAGTTGCTTGCCACCGCTACCACTCACCTGAACCAGCACATCTCATTCCTGGAACGGATGCGGGTCGAAAGCAGCGGAGTCGTCAATGTCAACGGCGTGCGCATGTCGGAGATGACTCTCCGCATGGCCGAGATCGACACAACGACATACCACTCGCCCTCAGCCGGGGAAACTCGGACCGACCAAGGTGTCGCGGAGCCGCAGAAGCACGAGGAAAACGGCTCCCTTGCAGCGGCGACTCGTGCGGTCGGTGGGCAACAACGCGGCGGCGGCGCTGGCAATCGGGCCAGCGCCACGGCGGCAAACGGAAAGCGGAGTGCGGCGGAGCGCGTGCTCGACGCGCTGCTCTGGTGGGACGCGATTGGCTGGAACCAGCCTCTTCGCGACATGGTGGCGTACGTCGCGGGCTACTCGCCCAAGTCGAGCGGATTCGAGAAGACGTTGAGCAACCTCCGCACCGCCGGCCTGATCGAGTTCCCCAATCCGGGCCGGGTCGAGATCACCAATAAGGGAAGCGACATCGCTGCTTCGCCAGCGGACGGGACCGTCAATGCTGGCCAGCTTCAGCGACGGGTCCGCGACGCGCTTTCGAGCGAAGCGATGTGGCGAGTACTCGAGGTCCTGACGAATCGCATGGGCAAGCCGATCACGCGCGAGGACCTGGCGACACAGTCGGCGTACTCCGATCGCAGCAGCGGGTACGAGAAGACGTTGAGCAATCTGCGATCGCTCGGACTGATCACCTATCCCGAGAAGGGCAAGGTCGCGGCCGTCAAGTGGCTCTGGCTGGAGGATGGCCAATGAAAGAGCGAGTCCCAAGTGAATGGGAGAGAGCAGAGTCGATCGTGGTCGGGATGCTCTCGATGCAACGACCTCTGCGCTGGCCAGACGCCAAGCGGATGATCGGCGGGCACGATCCGACCACGACGCTGCGCATGCTGGTCGCCGAGAGCGTTCTGTTGCGCCACCAGCCCGACGGATACGGCGCGTGGACATCGTCTTGGACATTCACTCGCGATGGTCGCGATATCGCGGAGGCGACGGAGCTTCGATTGTTCGCGGCCGGCCTAATCGTGCTGCCGGATCGCTCTGCCAGGAGAACGGCGTGATCCACATCAAGCAATGGGCAGGTCTGCTCGTCACCGACCTCGGCGACGAACACGCGCCGAACCGGTGGTATGCGGAGTACGAGGCGCCGGGCGGCGTGATCCGCATCGCGAAGCCATGTCCGCTCGCGGCCGCGGCGGCAGTTCTCGAATCGGCAGCGCGTGCATGGAAGCAACAGGAGAAGGCGGCGTGAAGTTCAGCAGCGTCATGTTCTCGCGCAGATCAGACGAGTGGCCAACCCCAAAGGCACTCTACGAGAAGCTGCATGCCGAGTTCAGGTTCGTCGACGACCCGCGCCCGCTCGGCGGCGATGCGAATGGGCTCACGCGTGAATGGGAAAGCCCCTGCTTTGTGAACCCGCCCTATTCCACCATTCGTCCCTGGATGGAGCGAGTTGCCCTTGAGCGCGACGCTGGCAAGACCGTGGTGGTGCTGGTCCCGAGCCGAACCTGCACTGCGTGGTGGCACGACATCGCGATGACGGCGACCGAGATCCGCTTCGTGCGCGGCCGACTGCGTTTCGGAACCAGTCGAATCGGTGCCCCATTCCCCAGCGCGGTGCTGGTCTTCAAGCCCTCAAGCGGAGCCGCAGCATGACCAGTCCACTAGAAGGATCACCACTCGACGTCCTGGACGGCCGCGCGCAATACGCGATCGTGTGCGGAGACTCGTTCGCGCTCTCTCGCGAACTGCACCTTGGTTGCCGCACTGGCGATCGCAAGCCGTTCGACCTGTCGCTGACATCGCCGCCCTACGAGGATCGCCGCACCTACGGAATCGGGTTCAACCTCAAGGGCGAGGAGTGGGTCCGGTGGGCATGCGAGCGATTCACAGCGCAATACCGAGCCACCCGCGGGCTGACGGCATGGGTTGTCGAGGGACACACCAAGCGGTTTCAGTGGAGCGCCGCGCCCGCGATGATGATGGCGGACCTACATCGGGCTGGTGTGAAGCTTCGCAAGCCGCCGATTTACAAGCGCTACGGAATCTTTGGCAGCGGCGGGCGTGATTGGTGGGCGAATCTATACGAGCTGGTCGTCTGCGCTTCGCACGGTCGGCTCCCATGGAGTGACAGCACCGCATACGGACATCCACCCAAGTGCCCCCCGGGTGGAAAGCCATCGCATCGAACTCGCGATGGCCGCAAGATCAGCGAGCGCTCGGTCAATCGTCGCCCGGACGGCACCAGAGAGGTCAGGACATACAGGCCACCGAAGCTCGCCAATCCGGGAAACGTGATTGATTGCGGTGCGGTGGGTGGTGGGCACATGGGTTCCAAAATCGCCCACAAGAACGAAGCGCCGTTTCCGCTGATGCTCGCCGAGCGGTTCGTCCGCTCGTTCTGCCAGCCGGGTGGCGTTGTGTTTGACGGCTTCGCCGGATCGGGCACGACGCTCCAAGCCGCGCTCTTGCACGGGCGGCGCGTGATCGCGGTGGACATTCGAGAAAGCCAATGCGACGCAATGCGGGAGCGAGCTGCCGAGGCGATCGCACAACTTCAGAGAAAGGCAGTGGCGGCATGAACGACGGCAAACTCAAGCTGGCGACCAACAAGCTTTTGCGCGAGATGACCAAGGAGGAGATCCAGCAGCTTTGTGTCGAGACCGCAGAGAAGGTCAAGAGCAAGCTGCCAGACGACACCGGGTTTGTGTTGCTGGTGGTCCCGATCGTGCCCAACGAGGGCTTCAAGGGTCCGGGCCACTACATCGGCAACCTGCCGAGCCCGATCGCGGCGGCCGCGATGCTCGACCAGCTTGAAAAGTGGGCGGCTGCCGAAGGTGTCGCGACAACGAGCAAGCCAGTGACGCAGGGTTGAAATGAACTGGCCCGGGTTGATGCGGGCCCAGGTGAGGCACAGCCTCAGAAAGAGTCGGAAGATGACCGAGAAGGATAAGGGTGACGTGTTTGGAATCGCTCCAGCGGTCGCGAAGCGACTTGTTGAGTGGGCGGATGAGAAGCGGAAGCTCGCTGCCGCGCGGCAAGAGAAGTTCGACGAGCGAGATGGGGTCATCGACCAGATCCGCGAGGCGAAACTCTCGCTGCTTGATACGTCTGGCGACCGGAAGCCCATCAGCCAGAAGGATCTCGACAGCCTCAAGGCCGAGTGCTATGACGTGCTTGAGGAGATCAAGGAGTACGACCGTCAGATCAAGTATCTGACGACGCAGATCGACTCCACGCTCTGCGATCCGAAGAAGCGGTCGCAGGAGGTAACCGATCCGGACGTGCTCGGCCCCGTCAAGGCGCCGGCACCCGAGCCCAAGCGGCACAAGGACGACGGCCAGCAGATGCTCGCCAGCGCGGACCGGCCGCCCAGCGACGGCTCGGAGTCCAACGACATCATGGCGATCGACGAGGCCGACACGGCAAAGCTGGCCGACTACAACGGCGTCCCCAACGGCGAGCCGGCGACTTGGCTGGGACGGCGATGGGACGTCGAGCCGTTCGGGCGAAAGCAGAAGCTCGACGCCGAGATCGGCGGCAAGTGGTTCGCCACGACCGACCAGGTGGGCGAGGTTGCGATCAAGGCCAAGCTTGCGACGCCCAAGGCTCTGCTCGACGAAGTCACGATCGTCTACTTCGGCGAAGGAAGCAAGGAATGGCGGCGGGAGGTCATCGACTTTGAGGTCGCGAGCTTCCTAGTCCAAGAGGCAGCGCGTCAACACCTGCGTGAGCCGTCCGCAGCGTTCCGCGACTTCCTAGCGCAGTTTGCGAAGGAAGGAATGTTCGAGTCGCTTGGTCTGATCTCTCCGCTCGCTCGGGCAATCGCGGAGAAGGACCGAGACCTCAAGGGCACGGGTGACGGCACCAAGGACGCGCCAGCGGGTCCACAGGGCGGCAGCGCGGGCCAGTCCAAGAAGCGTGAAGCCGCGGCGAAACCCAAGGGCGGCAAGGGCACCAAGAAGGCGGCGTGATTGATCGCTCGCGCGTTTGTGTGACGCGCGGGTTTGGGCGGGCAGCGGCTGGCGTGGGTTCCTTTCGGCTCCGCACGCGGGCAGGGCTTTCCGGGTTCAAGTCCCGGGCTCGCCATTCACAAGGAGTAAGTGATGCTTGCAATTGAACGAGACATGGGCGAACAGCTTCACCTAATCGACGAGCAGGGCCGGCGTGTCGAGCTGGTGTTTCGACCCGCCGGGCGAAAGGTCCGCGTGATGATCACGGCTCCGACGGGTGTCGCGATCGTGCGGCCCGAGAAGGGCGTGATCGTGGAGGCGGGAGTGATCGCGAAAGCGCGCGAGGCGGCAGCGCGAGAACTCCAGGCAGGAGACGCCGCATGACGGTTCCTCCGCTCTACTCACTCTTTGACGAAGTCGAGGAATCGGCGCGTGCGCACTTACTCGCGAGCGGACTCGGCCGACCGCGCCCAGGCACGAAAAACGTCGACCTCTTCGCCGGTGGCGGCGGCTGGGGCTTGGCCGCCCGCCGGCTTGGAGTAGAGGTCCACTACGCCATCAACCACAGCAAGGTGGCGATCGCGACGCATGAGCAGAACTTCCCGGACTGCGTGCACCATCAGGGCGATGCGTGGAAGGTCCGCCCTCGATCGGTTGTCGGCAACGACGAGATCGACGCACTGTTCGCCAGCGCGGCCTGCACCACCCACAGCAACGCGAGGGGCTCGGTCCCGATCAGCAAGCGAGTCCACATGCTCGGGTGGTGCATTGCCCGGTGGATTCGTGACGTGAGGCCGCGGCTCATTCTGGTCGAGAACGTGGTCGAGTGGATCAAGTGGGGTCCGCTCGTGCCGGTGCGCCACAAGAACGGCCGAGTGGTGCGAGATGAGCGCGGCAAGATCGTGTTGCGGCCCGACCGGGCTCGCGAGGGTCAGCACTTCAAGCGATGGGTTCGGCAATGTCAGCGCCTCGGATACGTCGTCGAGTGGCGAGTGATGGATGCGGCGGACTATGGCGAGGCGAGTCGTCGCAAGAGACTGTTTGTCCAGATGCGGCGCGATGGTGCGCCGATCGTCTGGCCCGAGGTGACGCATGGGAACGCACTCGGGCTAACGCCGCAGCGAACTGCCGCTGACATCATCGACTGGTCGGACCTCGGGCGAAGCCTCTTCGTCCGAAAGGCTACGAAGCAAAAGCCGTTCGGTCTCAAGCCCAAGTCGATCGGGCGGATCTGCGAAGGGATCAGCCGCTTCGTCTTGAACAACGCGGACCCGTTCCTGCTGTCAACCGTCTATGGCGATGGGTGGCACGTCACATCGGTGCGCGACACGATGCCGACCCAGACAACGAGGCAGGACCTGGGGATGTGCGTTCCCCTGATCGCGCCGCAGAACACTGATGTGTACGGCCGGCCGACGAATGAGCCCGGTCCGACAATCACGACGAAGGGTCACCAGTCGCTGATCACGCCGGTGCTGGGCGTGCTTGCCCATGGAGACGGCCAAGACGACACGAAGCGATGGGGAAGGCCCGCGTTGCCCATAGACGGGCCGCTCAACACGATCCACGCGGGTGGAAACAACTTCGGGGTGGCGTCGCCCGTACTCCAGGCATTCAGGGGCAACGCGGCCCCGCGCGGCCCCGATGAGCCAATCCCGACCATCACAGCGGGCAACGGACCAGGACGCGGCGCGGGCGCTGCTCACGCGATCGGGATCGGGACGCCGGTCCTCACACCATGCGGAGGCCCGAAGCGTCAGCCGGATCGTGTTGACGCTCCGATGCAGACGCTACTGACCCGCGAGGATCGGGGCGTTGCGACGCCCATCATGGCTGCGATCGGATACGGCGAGCGAGACGGCCAGCGCCCGCGCTGCCAATCGGTCGATGAGCCGACCACCACCATTGTGGGCGCGGGCAAGCAAGGTCTCGCGACGCCAGTGTTGGCCTACGCCAATCAGGGCCAGGTCCAGACGGGAGAAGTCGGGCAACCTCTGCGAACCGTCGTGGCGGGTGGACTTCACGCCGGTCTGGCCTCCCCGGTGGTGGCGGAGTACTACGGGTCGAGCGTCAGCGCCGCCGCGCCCGATTCGCCGCTTGGCACCGTGGTGACGCACGATCGATTCGGAATCGCAACACCGATCGTGAGCGAACTCTCGGCAGCGTGGGGCGAGCGTGCCCGCACGGTCGGGAAGATGCTCAAAGCCCACTTGGGCGACCGCGTCACGCTCAACACGGACGGGATGGTAGAGGTGACGCTCCGCGGCATCGTGTACGTGATTGTCGATGTGCTGTTCCGCATGTTGAAGGTGCATGAACTCGCGGCCGCGATGGGTTTCCCACCAGATTACTGGTGGCCTCTGAATCGCAAGGGCGGGGTGAATCAGCGCGAGGCGGTCAAGCTCATAGGAAACGCGATCTCGGTTCGGAACGGCGCCGCGCTGCTCAGCGCGATGCTGCCGGAACTCGGCAACGACAGATTGGAGGCGGTGGCATGACGGTTCAGGAACACGAGACCATCTGCGATGGTTGCAGCCGGACGTTTCCCGACGCTAACGCGAAGACGTGCGGGGCGTGCGGTTGCACATTCTGCGAGGAATGCATTGCGCGTCACGAGCAGGGCTGCGACCAAGTGGCGGTGGCGCAGGAGGCTCGCAAGTGAAGTGCCTCACCATCTGCCAACCATGGGCGGCCGCGATCATCCACGGATGGAAGCGCCACGAGAATCGCACTTGGACCACGGGCCATCGCGGGCCGGTTCTGATCCACGCGGGCGCTTCCAAGAACTGGTACACGCCCGACGCGATGCGGCTTGTGCGACCCGGGCTCGCAAACGAGCTTGTCGCCACAGTGCGCGGATACATCATTGGCGTCGCGGAGTTGGTGAACTGCACCGATGACAAAGAGGCGAGGCTCGGCGCGTTGGAGCGAGAACTGCCGTTCATCTCCGGTCCGGTCTGTTGGCACCTGCAACGGCCGCGAGCGTTCGCGAGCCCGATCCCTTTCAAGGGTCAGCTTGGCCTATTCGACGTGCCCGACGAACTGGTGGCCGACGCAATCGCGGCGGCAAGTGGAAAGGTGTGTGCGTGATGCAACCCCGAGACCCATTCGGGTCATATCAACTGCTTCACATGCGACCGAAGTTCGAAGGCGAGCCCGACGCGCCGCGACTTGGACAACCCGTTCGGCCTGCCTCAATCGAGGAGCTGCGGGCGATGGAGGAACAAGCGCGGATTGAAGAATCGCTTGCGGCAAACTGGGCGCACGAGCGAAGCCAATGGCAGTCGCGTCGATCAGAAGCGTACTACTTCAACGGCCGCCAGGGCGAGCAGCTCGCGGGCCAGCTCTACGAAGCCGAGATGAAGAAATGAGCAAGTACGTCGATTTGCGGTGCAGTCGCCGCCTCACATTTCAAGAGGCTCGGGCTCTCGTTGAGTTGGTGGTGGTCACGAAGCCAACTCGGGGCAAGTTCCGAGGCGTTGGTAAAGCGGTCAAAAAATTGCGGGCCGCGCTCCTGCTCGCCGAGCACGATTGCAAGTACGACCGAGACGGCATCTGCAAGATCTGCTTTCGTCCGCGCGGGTTTGTGCCGTACAACCCGAAGGAGCGCCTGCTCAAGGCCGCCCGCGAAGTAGCAGAACGTCGGCAGAAGCTGCGTGAGGACGAGAAGAGACAGGCTGAGATCCGCGACCGACAAGAGGCGCTGCGGCATCGAGTAATCAAGTTTCCTACCGGAGGCGGTGCGGCATGAGAAAGACGCGCGGGCGGAAAAGGCGTGTCACCGTATCGGTTGAAGTGTTGAACCTTCAGGACTGGTCGCGATGGCTTGAAGATTGCAATGAACGTCTTGCCCGCATGACAACCGCGAATCAGGCGCACGCCGTCGGGTCGGTGAGAGGCATGCTCGCATCAGTTGTGCATCTCATGAACGCCGAACGCACGAAACGCTCTACGCGGAGGAAACGGTCGTGAGCGACGCAGAAGCGATCCAACTGGCGTTCGGCTGGGACCGTCGCGAGGACAGGCCGCCACGGCCACTCCCTGTCTGTCGTCATCAATGCCAGGCGTGCGGTGGTGAAATGTGCACGCCTGTGGATGAACCGTCGATCCCGATATTCTGCGCCGATTGCGACGTGACCGATGACAAGTGGTGTCGGAAGCGTGCGAGGCAAGAACGCAAGGAGCGTGAAACATGAGCAAGCAAACGGCCAAGATGCGGGCGGCGGTTGATCAGAAGCGAGAAGTGTTCAGCAACATGTGGGCACTTCTGGACTCGGATCAGCGAAACCGAATCACTAAGCGCGTGGCAACCACGAAGATCGAGTTTCCTGCCAAAGACGACCAGTTGATCGAGGTCGCTGCGTCGCTCTTCATAATGGATCTGACGTGTTCGCTCGCCGAGCAGGGCGAGCTTGAAGCAAACCAAGGCGACAACGACTGAGGAGGATCGCATGGACGCGAGTCGCGAGATCAAGCTTCGGATGAAGTACACGACCGACGATGTGGCGGAGACGACAACGCATTGCACCTGCGCGCGTTGCGGTGGCGATGGGGTAAACCGCACGACCCGCCATCTCAACCAGAACGGCCAGGACGCGGCGAGCGACTTCAACTTCGTGCCATGCTGGGTCTGTCGCGGATCAGGCTGGACCATGCCGCTCGCCCAGATGACCGAGCAAGCGTGCCGCGAGGCCCTTCGACTTGAGGAGGAGCTGGCGAGCGGATACCCGCAGCACTTCAAACCGAGGCCGCCCAAGAAGGCAGCGGTGATCAACGTGATCGGCGAGCCCAAGCCCGCCGCGATTTTGAAGGCGAGGTTTCTGTGACACCAAGCCCAGGCGACAAGCGATTCGGCGAGCAAGTGAGACACGATGGCGTCGCGAAAGAGGAAACCGCGGATAAGACGCTCGATCGGGTTATCGCCGAATTGGAGCGTGCTCGCGTGCGCGAGTTCCATGAGTACTTGGACGAACTCCTCAGGCAGGAACTACGCATGAGATTTCTCCCATGAACGAGATCCCGATCGACGAGTTCAAGAAGCGGTTTCGAATCGAGGGCGGCCGCGCGGTCGAGATCGGAAAGGACGCGCCATCGTCGGCCCGCGTCGCCGGCGGTCGTGCGGCCCAGCGCACCGGTCGCTCGTTCGAGCAGGACCTCGACTTCACCCACCGATACTGGCGTTCGATCCGCCGCGCCGACATCATCAAACTGCCGGTCGAGACCCAGCCGGCGCCTCGCAACATGCTGCGCGATCCCAAGCGATCGGGTATGGCCCGCATCCTCGCAGCTCGCCAGCGCGCGGACTACATGGGAGTCGCGCTGGTTCGTGTCCCCGGCCCCGTCGCGTCCTGGCTGCCCGTTCCGGTGATGATGGAAGCCAAAGCGAATGAGGAGCGGGCCGCCTCGCTCAAGATACTCCGCGCGGTCGGGCGCAATGGTGAGCCGGAGAGCGGTCACGGTATCAAGGAGCATCAGCTCGCCGCGCTGGTGGGCGCGTTCCGCGCCATGGGGACTGTGGTGGCGGTGGTGTGGCGGAATGGCGGAGAGAGACTGATCTTCGACGCCGAGCATCTGTCTTGGGCCTGGGACCAGTTCGAGAAGCATCGCAGCGATCCCGACAAGTCGACGCGGCTCTCCGCCACCGATGCGAAGCGATACAAGCTCGGCCACGACCAGGCGGGCAACGAGGTGGAGGACTGGCTCCCGGTCGCGCTCGCAACAACCGGCCGCGCGAACTGGATCGTGACACCCGCCTCACTTGGACTTGTCAGCGCCGCCTCTTGAGTGCATAATCACGCCCGAGAGAAGACACGTTGAATCGCGCGGCCCCAACGGTGCTCAGGTGCGCCGCGCTTCCGTGTCGCATGAGCCCGGTCAAGGACGGCCATGGTCTCGATCCCGCAACCCGATGGGTTGCTCGCAGTGCTGAAACCCCAAGCTGGTCCCAAGGGTGGGCGAACCCACATCATGCGCGACCATCGGGTCGTGCTCGAACTCTTTCGCCGCGGCTATCCGCTTGAGGCCTCTCAGCTCGCCATCCTGCTCGGCTGTCGAATCAGCCTCGTTCGCCAAACCGAGTCGCGTGCCCTGGGCAAGATCGCGGCCCACATCCTGCAGCGCCGCGCTGAGTCGATCCATGACTTCGATCCGCACGAGGATGAGTTCTACGTTCCTCCGCAGCTCTACTGGTCGCCACGCCACGATGGTGCGTGCTGCGCGTGGCCGAACATCCCCGAGTGGGTTCGGCAGGAGCACGACGCCTTTATGGCTGGGTCTTGGGCGTGCATCAACGGCAAGCCCGCGTGGGGCTACCTCGACGTCAAGCCGAAGGTGATGCGGCCCTACTGGCTTCGCGGCTTTGCGCACGTCCACCACGATCCGAAGCTGCTCAAGCTCGGGCAGCAGGAACTCCGACGCGCGATCGAGCGGGAGCAGATTGAGCCGCTCGTCAACACACGAGCCCGGCGCACTAAATGCGCAACCGGATCGGCCGCTTAGGTTGCGGCATGACGATCCGTACTGCCGACATCCGCGTGATTCATTTCAGCAAGGTCAACCCGGCGGCCTACAACCCGCGCAAGCAGCTGAAGCCCGGCGATCCCGAGTGGGAATCGATCGCACGCTCGATGGCCGAGTTCGGCAACGTGGGCACGCTCGTGTGGAACGAGCGCACCGGCAATCTGGTGGGCGGTCATCAGCGGCTCGCGATCCTGCTCCACCATGGGGCGACTGAGGCGCCGTTCAGCGTGGTCGATCTCGATGACGCGAAGGAGCGTGCGCTCAACATCGCGCTCAACAAGATCTCCGGCGAGTGGGACAACGCGAAGCTGGCCGAGGTGCTGCAGGGCCTGATGCAGGGCGGGACTGACATAGCCCTGACCGGCTTTGACGTGCCCGACGCCAAGTCGATCATCGGTGCGCTGCTGGGCTTTGGACCCGCAGGGCAGACAGATCCCAACGCGATTCCGGAGCCGCCGAAGGTCCCCGTCACGCGACCCGGCGACCTCATAATCCTCGGTGATCACCGGCTGCTGTGCGGCGACAGTACGAACGCTGCCGACGTCCAGCGCCTGATGGACGGGCAGCGGGCAAACCTATTTGCGACCGATCCGCCGTACCTCGTCGACTATGACGGGACCAACCATCCCACCGGAAAGGCGCGTCGCAAGGGCCTGGCGAAGCAGGACAAAGTCGATCCCAACAAGGACTGGTCCGGCACATACGGCGTGACGTGGGACGACGCGGATGCGAACAGCGAGCTCTATGACAAGTTCGTCGGCGTGGCGGTCACGCACGCGATCGCACCCAACGCGGCGTGGTACTGCTGGCATGCGAGCCGCCGGCAAGTGATGCTTGAGGCCGCGTGGGTCAAGCACGGCGCGTTCGTGCACCAGCAGATTATCTGGGTGAAGACGCGCGGTGTGCTGACCCGCTCCTGGTATTCATGGCGGCACGAGCCGTGCTTGATGGGGTGGATTCAGGGCAACAAGCCGACGCGCGAACAGCCCGACGTCCTGTCGAGCGTGTGGGAGTGCGAGACGATCCCCAATGGGCCAGAGCGGCCCGACCACCCGACGCCCAAGCCGGTGCGGCTCTTCGAGATCCCGATCGAGCAGCACACGCGCCCCGGCGATGTCTGCTTCGAACCGTTCGCGGGGTCGGGCACGCAGATCATCGCGGCGCAGCGGTTGGGCCGACGGTGCTTCGCAATGGAGCGGAGCGAGGTCTATTGCGACGTGATCGTCGAGCGGTGGGAGAAGTTCACCGGCCTGAAGGCGACACGAACTCCCGCAACCAACGAAAAAGCCCCCGCGATGGCGGAGGCTGGTTCAGCCGCGTGATGCGGTGGCTCAGGCCGCCTTGGCACCAAAGAGCCCGCGGTCGACCTTGAGGAATCGGCCGGCCTCGCCCTTGGTCGCGATCTCGCGCGTCATCGCGGCGTGGAGCGTTGCCTCGGGCGTCTTGCCGTTGGGGCTGCTCCAGAGCTTCGCGTCGACGACCGCCGCCACGATCTCTTTGACCTTCATTGCCTTCTTGGATTTGACGAGGACCTGGGCCGCGGCGTCGAGGAGGCTGACCCGCTTGGGCTTCGGCTCGCGCCGCACCTTTGGCTCGTGAGCCGCCTTCGCTGGCTTTGCGCCTGGCGCGTCGCTCCCGGCCTCGCCAGCCTCGAGTCGCTTGAGCCGCTCCGCGATTTCGGCGCGAGCCTTCTTGGTGATGGCGTCGCCCCCCGCACCCTTCCCCTTCTTGCCCGTTGCCTTGGTCTGCTTCGCCGACTTGCCGCTCTTGCCCGACTTGCTGTTCTTGCTCACGTTTCGGTCTCCAAACGCCAGCCCCCAATTGGGCTGGGGAATCGCGTGGGCGGGCCGTTAAGCCCGCCTCGCTGTCATTCGGACTTCATCCGCTCTGCCCGTCCGCCGAATCGCTTCGCGTAGTCCTTCGCTCGCTGCTCGGTCAGGTCGAACATCCGTTGGCTCATGTGCGGCCCAATCCATTGCCAGGACTTTGCCTCGCCGGTTGGGTTGAGCATCAGCTCGGCGAGTTCGCGGAACATCTCGAGTACGGCGTCGCTCATCAGCGCGATCTCCTCTTGCTCTTGGCGGCGACTCGGGCGCGGCGACCGCCGCTCTCTTCCGTAAACCAGCGAGCCGCCTCCTCGACCGCCCGCTCCGCCCATTCGTGGCGTGCGGCCATCCAGTGCATCAGGTCGGCGATCAGTCGCATCGCGTCACCCTCGTGAGGAAGGTGGTCTGGGTGCCCAAACTTGGCGTTGTACTTGTCCATCATCTGGTTGCCTCGGGCGGCGCGCTCGAGGTTCTGCTTCGTCTCTTTCCAATCTTCGATCATGGCTGGCATCTGGCGCTCCTTGGGTTGGGGGTGAATCGCCCGACGTCGCGTTTCCGCGGCGTCGGCGGCTTGGCTCAGCGGCTTCCGGGGAGGCGGCTCTGCACGATCGAGAGCTGGAACTCGGACCCGTCGGTGCAGCGGATCACCAACCCAGAGTCGCGGGTCATCAGCCCGACGTCGTCGAAGGTTCGGATGCTCTCGATTCCTTCGAGCTCGTCCATCGCTTGGTGGGCGATCTCGGCGGCGTTGAAGTCGTCCTCGGGATCCTCGCAATCGCCGCGTCCTTCAACCAGTCCTTCGATCGCGGCCTTCAGGGCTTCTTGCATCAGGTCTTCGCTCATCGCAGTTCTCCTTTGCGGGACTCGCCCCGCGTGTGACACATATGGGCCTGCACCGGGCAAGCATGCAAGGCGTCTTGGTTCAATCTGGCGGACATTTCGCAGATCAAGGGATTGGCCTTGGAATGCCTTGTTTTCAGGCATTTCCGCTCCGTTCGCGGGGCGGGGGCAAATGGCCGCTCGGCGCGTGTCCGCGCCGTGGGCCGCGTGGTTCAAGCCAGGGCGACGAACATGCGGGAGGTGGGCTCTCCGTCCCAGTCCACCATCAAGCCCGCACGGCGAAGCGTGGTGGCGATGAGCTGGCCGTCGCCCGCCCAGCCAATGAAGCAGCGGCCGGACTTGCGGAGGTCTTGGGCGTCTTGGGCGTGGTAGTAAGCGAACCGCTTACCCTTCGCTTCCGGGATGGCCGCGACCGCGCAGCTTCCGCAGCACTGGAAGTTCGCGCGAGCGAAGTAGCCCTGACGGCGGAGGTCCCGAAAGGCGTGCGCGATGGCGTTGCGGGTGCGTGAAACGGTCATCTCATCAACTCGAGTCTTCATCTGCGGTCTCCAATGTGTCGCCCAACCCGGGCGGGAAAGCAAACCGGCCCCTCTCGGGACCGGTCGGCTGGCGTCAGAATCCGGCGACCCGGTCGATCAGGTCCATCACGTCGTGCAGCATCGAGTTGGTGGCGGCGACTTCGCCCTTGCGGTCAACCCCGCAGATGGGGCGAGCGACCAGCTTGGCTAGTTCAAACCGCTGCTCGCGGCTCTGCTCTCGCTTGAAGTGGGCGATCACCTGGTTGGTCTTTCCCGCTCGCCGCGTGTGGCGTTCAACGCTCGCGATCGCGCCGCCCTCGATGTCGCTCCGCGTGATGGTGACGTTTTCCTCAACCCCGTCGATCTCGATCGCTCTGATCAGCATGGCGTTCTCCTTGTGTGGTGTGGTTGAATTCACTCTGCGTCGTTCAGGAAGCTCTCGACCTCCGCCGCTTCCTTGTTGCTCATGAACGCGACCAGCTCGATCAGGTCGCTGCGGACCTTTCCGAGGTCGCCCGAATGGCCCCAGTCCTTGGGTGTCGCGTTGGCGGCCTGGTCGTGCGCTTCGAGCTCCATCGCGAGGACGTCGAGAAGTCGGGCGATGTCGTGGCGTCGGGCGGCATAGGCCTCGGCGGCGGTCGGTTCTGGCTTCGCGTTCTTGGTGCTGGTCTTCATGGCTTGGTCTCCGTTGCGGGTCGTTGCCCGCGTGGTCACATGAAGCCGCGCAAGGGCAAGACATGCAAGGCGTTGCGGCGAGATCTGCCGCATGTTCTGCAGATCAAGGCCTATCCCTTGGTTCCGGTGCGTTACGGCGCGGGCGATCGCGATTGCGTGAACCGAAGCGGCCGCAGTTTCCCGCCCGTGGCGGGCGTGGTTGGCCCGTGTGGCGAACCCGTCGCGAGGTCGCGCGGTTGGGGCGAGCGGGTTGGCTTCGCGTCGTGGGCCAGCGTCGTCGGCCTTGCGGCCTTTTCCGGTCGCGCGGGCTAGTTTGGGCAACGGGCCGCGAAACTCGTCCACCCGAACGCCAGACATGAAGCCGGGGCGGGTGCGGTCCGATCGCGTCGGCATGGCGAAGAAACCCACCAAGGCGGCGAAGGTCCAGACCCGAGTGCTCGAACTGCTCACGGGCATCCAGTCCAAGCGAATCAATGCCGTCGATCTTCCGCGCGAGGACCTGGTGCGCGTGGTGGACCACATGGTCTGGGGTGGAATCGCGCGAGCGGAGGCGGCGCAAGTGCTCGGCATCTCGGACGCGGAGGTCGAGGACCTCATCGAGGCGGCGAGGGAAGAGCGGGCGATCGGCGATCCCGAAGTTGAAGCGTGCCGGATTGCGGGTGACGTGTGGGCGACAGCCGTGCGGTCGGCAGAGCGGGTCCGAGCCGCGTGTCGCTCGGGGGAGGTGCCTCCGCAGGCGAAGGCTGCGGCCGAGGTTGACTCAGCCCGTCTGCTCTTCGAAGCGGTCAAGCTGCTTCAGAGCATGGGTGCGTTGCCGGATGCCGCAAGGTGGCGAAACGGCACCGCTCCCGATGAGTGGTTCGACGAATCCAGATTCGCGGGCTGAATAAACACACGTATATGCGTTGAAGCGCAACCACACCCTAGGGGTAGCGTGGCCTGCTCATGAAATCGTGGTCGCGCGTGCGTGCGCGAGGCCGCGGTGCGAGTGGACTCGTCCGAGGGCGGTATGCGTGGCAGCCTCAGAGCCGAGCGGCGAAGCCGATGCGGGACGCAAGAAGGCGGCGCGTCGTGGTCCAGCACGGACTGTGCGGACGCCGGACGCGATCGCGCGCGTCGCCCAGATGATCTGCGAGGGCTATCCCAAACACGAGATCAAGAAGTGGTTGGCCAATCGACTCGGGCGCAACCGAGTCGCTCCGTCGCAAGTCGAGCAGTTCATGTCGGAGGCGAGGGCGCAGATCCGCGAGGCCGCGAAAGCACCCAAAGCCGACAAGGCGGCGGAGTCGCTCGCCTTCTACGAGTGGATGAAGCACAACCCAAAGGCGACTCCCCGCGAGCGTCTGTTTGCTCAAGAGCGGATCGACGAGCTGCTCGGGTTGAGCGCGAAGTACGCGAGCGAGGCGGAGAAGACGGACAGTGCGGCCGAGTTTGCGCGCAAGGCACACGAGGCGATGCGTGAGATGCTCGACGCCGATCTGGGCGGGACCGTGACGGCAAGTGAAGCCAAGGGCAAGGAGTAGAGCGTGCCAATCATCGATTCATTCATCACGCCCGACGACACGGCGTTCGACTTTGGGACCATTCCCGTCCGACGGCAGGTGATCCTCTACGCCGAGAAGTTCGTCGGGCCGCGCGGATACCTGCTCGGCTCAGAGCTCGCCACGACGCTCGCCTACAAGCGGCGGCTCAATGCAGGCGCGGACCTGATCGCGATCGATTGGGAGGGGGTGGCGAAGCAGATCAGCCCGAAGGCGCTCGCGCTGCTGGCCCATGAGGTGCGGCAGGCCATCCGCGACGGCGGATTCACGGGCCGCGTGTTGTGCACCGGCCTTCTCTCCGAGGGTCAGAAGTCCAGGTGGTGGGCGTTCCAGGACCAGCTCGCGGCCGATCGGTTCACCGAGTTGGAGAAGCGCGTCGAGCCGTTCGTGCCGGCGATTCGCGAGCATGACGGCATTGCGTACCAGCTCTACGTGCCGTACGCCGACGTGTCGAATGAGGGGTTGTCCCGTCTGCGGTGCTGGCTCCATGGGTCGGCCGACCTGGCGACGCGGGCGATCGGGGTGGGGAAGCTCGCGTTGCCGATGGTGGCGCCTCGCTTCATGAGCGCGGCACCGCCGCAGTCGTTGCGGCTGCTCGACCCGCCAATCCAGAAGGCGATCGCACGCTTTGTGATAAGCCGCGGGTTCGAGCGGGTCGGACTTTGGGACTGGGCGGGCCCGGGCTATGAGGTGCCGGGTCTCACCATCGCGGGCACGATCGGGATGATCGGGGCGGCGGTCCGCCAACTCAACACCGAGATGGTGGCGGCAGCGAAGGCGCTGTCTCCCGATCCCGAAGGCAAGCCCATCAAGATGGTCGAGGCCAAGCCGTCTGGTGTGAAGGTCGCTGCGGAAAATACTTCTGGAGCCTAACCCGCGATGGTGGCGGCCAATCCAACGCTCTTGACGGCCGGCTGGTTCCCGCTCTGGCGTCACGTCGAGCGAGACCGCTTCATGCGGTCAACTGCACGGTTTCGCATCATCCGGGCGGGTCGCCAGAGCGGCAAGACCGAAGTTTCGATGCGGGTGTTGGTCCGCGAGGCGGTGTTTCAAACTGCCTATATCGACGCGCTCTACATTTGCGCCGCCCCGACTCAGGATCAGGCCAGGCTCATCTTCTGGGACCGCCTCAAGGCGCTGATCCCAGCGTGGGCGCTGGTGGGCAAGCCCAAAGACGGCATCATGGAGATCCGTCTCCGCAATGGATCGACCATTTGGGTTGTGGGGCTCGACCGGCCAAAGCGGGCCGAAGGCCGCCCCATCTCGGGTCTGATCATCTCGGAGTTCGCGGCGTGCAAGCGCGAAGCATGGACCGATTCGCTTCGCCCCGCCCTCACTCAGCGGAACGGTTGGGCCATCATCGAATCCAAGCCGCTGGGCTTCAACCACCACATGCAGCTCTGGAACGACTGGGCAAGCCTTCGCGCCAAGGAGGAGTTCGACGCGTTCTACTGGTCGGCCGAGGACGTCAACACCGGCGAAGAGATCGCGAGCCTCAAGGCATCGATGGACCCCGCGACGTATTCGCAGGAGATATTGGCCGATCCTCGCACCCTGATCGGACGCGCGTACTACCAGTTCGACCGGCGCTTCAATCTGCCGCAGTCGGACAACGAGGTGGCGTACCGGCCTGATCGTCCGCTTCTGTTCTGCTTCGACTTCAACGAGTCGCCGGGCGTCGCTGTGGTGAAGCAAGAACTCGACGCGCCCGCGCGGGTGCTGGGCGAATTGTCCGAGGACGGCCGCATCATCCAGGTGAAGCGGGCTCAACGCTACACGGCCTCGATCGGCGAGGTCTGGATTCCGAAGCACTCCAACACCCCCATGGTGTGCCGGCGCCTGATTCAAGATTGGGGCCATCACAAGGGCAAGGTCGTCCTCTTCGGCGACGCGTCGGGCGGCAACAAGGGGTCGGCCAAGGTCGAGGGTTCGGACTGGGATCTGGTCAAGGCCACACTCCGAGAGAAGTTCGCATTCGTTGAGGACGCGGTCGCGTCATCGAATCCGCCCGAGCGATCGCGAGTGAACGCCGTGAACAGCCGGCTCAGGTCGATCGATGGCACGGTGCGGTGGATCATCGACGCGAAGCGATGTCCACACCTGATCGACGACCTCGAGGGCGTGCGGCTCGTTGACGGCGGATCGGGCGAGCTGCTTAAGAAGCAGGGCGATGTCCTAACTCACATCTCGGACGGCGCGGGTTACTACATCCACCAGCAGTTCCCTGTTGGGGAGCATCGCGGCATGACGGTGCAGGGCGCGATCTAGCGCAACCGAGGCCCGGTGGTACCGATTGGCGAGTCCGAACTCGTCTCTCAGGACCAAGGAGTCTCGCGATGTGCACCATTCGACTGTGGGGTTTGGTCGGTTCTTCCCTCTCGTCAGGCTTCCGCCCGCCTGGTCGCGCGAGCCTGCTCGTGCTCGCCCTCTCGGCCTGCATCGGGCTGATGGTCCCGCTGGGCGGGTGCGCGAGCAACCAAGGAACGGTCGGCCAGACGTTCAAACAGGGCGACAACACGCGAGAGCTTCGCAACACCGGCCCGGTCACGCTCGCGGTCGATACACCTGCGGGCGCGGTGACGGGCGCGGATGGCGGCGCGATCCTCGGAGCGGATGGCAAACCGGTGGTGCCGGTCGAGTCGGTCAGCACCAGCAGCACCGGCCCGGGCGGCTATGTCGTCGCTGACGGTCAGCAGAGCCGCGGACTTCTCAACAACACGGTGATCCGCAACGTGCACTTCAGCAAGGACGACGCCGGCAACGTCGTGTTCAACTCGGTCAGCGGCACCGACGTGCGGGCGACGGCCGACAGCCTGGTGTTGGACCCCGCGACGGGCAAGATCGAGGGGCACGGGCTGAAGTTCGAGACGCTCGCCAGCACGCCGTTTGACGCAAGCAACGCCAGCCTGGTGGCGTGGAAGGACGCGTTCAAACAGCAGACGCAGTCCCAGCGGGATGCCGCGATCGCACAGATCAACGCGACGGCAGATCTGCTCAAGACCACCGTGCCGAGCGTGGCGGGCCAACTCGCCGACATCGCGAAGTTCCTCGTCGCGCCCTGACGCGACTGACGTCACACACGCGCAAGTAGATAGCGCACCTGTTCCCGTTCCGGTGCACCGGCGCGGAAGCGTTTCGGAGGCTCCCATGAAGATCGACTGGTCTGGAATCGTGCGGGACATCGCGACGCTTCAGCCCGCCGCGGTTGGCCGCGTGGTGCGGATCGCGATCGTGGCGGGTGGAACGCTGATCGTCGGCAAGGGCGTGACGAGCGAGCAGACCAACCACATCGTCTCGCTGGTCGAGATTGCGGTGGGCGGACTCGCGTGGGTTGTGGCCTACGTGCTCTCGCATAGCTCCGACGTGGCGGTCAAGAAGGACGCCGCGACCGCGCCTCTGAGCGAAGAGGATCTCGCGAAGCTCATCGACGAGGCAGGCCGCGACGTCGATGTACCGCCGGATCGCTGGGGTCCGGTTGCTCGCACGATCGACCACGCCCAACCGCCCGCACCAACGACGCCGCTGGTTTCGCCACCGGCCGGGGGTGATCGATGACCCAGCGCGGCGACGACAATCTTGAGTCTCTCGACGCAGCGCAGCTTGCGCCGCGTGTCAAGAGCGTCGAGCACGAGATCAGCACGATCCGCTCACAGATCGGCGCTCTTCAGGGCCACGTCGATCGCGGGTTCGACAAGGTCGCGACCTTGGTGGCGGAACAGCAGCAGCGGACCGCTTCGGAGTTGAAGGACCGCGACGCTCGCCTGGAACGTGCGTTCGCGCAGATCAACAGCAAGTTCGACGACGAGTCAAAGTCGCGACACACCAACTGGTCGGTCGTGATCGCGGCCGTCACGCTCGTGGTCGTGATCGTGGGCGCGATCGGGTCCGCGTGGGTCCTGCCACTCGCGAAGGCGGACAAGACGCACGAAGAGGCGCTGATCCAGCACACCAAGTCGATCGACGAGATGCGCGAGCGTGAGGCCAAGCTCCGCGAGGACCTGGCTCGCCTCGATGAACGCAGCAAGTTCGCCGTCTATGTCGGCGGCGTCAAGCCAACCAAGGAGAGTCCATGAATCGCCCAACCAGTCGGATCGGTGCCACACTGCTCGTCTTCGCGCTGCTGAGTCTGGTGCTCGGCCCTGCCCTCTTTAACGTCGCGTCCGCGCGAGCGCCCACGAGCGAGGTGGGGAGCGACGTGCGGTCGGCAGGCACCACCACCACGCCCACGACCGCAACAGCTCGATGGGCGACCGCCACGACCGCGATCAACGTGATCGACGCCGCGACGGTGACGAATCCCGAGACGCAGGTCACTCGCAACACGACGCCGATCATCAAGCGGAGCGGTGGCACGACGCTGCGAGTCCGCATGGGGTACGACCAAGCCCTCGTGGTCTCGCAGGCACCGGTCGTCAAGGTCTTCGGCCGGACGGGGGCGGATGCGTGGCAGCTCATCAAGAGCGTCCGCGGCAATGTGTCCGAGACCCTCGCGGTCGCGGGAACGGATGTCACCGACGGGACGTTCGACTACACGACCTCCGACCAGCTCATTCATTCGTGGGACTGCGACGGCTGCGATGAGCTGCTGATCGTGGTCGAGACTCCGCTCGCCGGCACCGGCACGGTAACGACGGCGTTCCTGCAGTTCAAGTTCATCTGACCTCGCGTCGCCGCCCATATGGCGCGGTGTGGCAATCGCACTTCGGTTTGGACATTCAACCATGCGGATCGGATTCTCTTGGGTCACGCGGCTCCTGATCTCGATCGTTCTGCTGTGCGGTGCCGCCGCGCTGCAGCTCAGCACGGCCGACGGTGCGGTGACAGCGCTGCGCTTCGGTCCGGTTCGCGAGGCGACGGCGGTCGGGAAGGTGATCTATCCCGTCAACGCTGCGCCGAACGACGCAATCGATGACACGGCCGCGATTCAGGCTGCGCTCGATGAGGCTGATGCTGCCGGCGGCGGCCAGGTCAAGATCCTGACGCCGGGTGAGTACCTGGTTGGATCGCCCTCGACCGGTCCGCCCGCCAAGTCGGTGCTGATGCCCCGCGGCATCACGTATCGCGCCGCGCTCACGATCGGATCCAACACGTCACTTGAGATCGGCCCCGGGGTGGTGCTGAGGCTCGCGGCAAACGCGAATCGCGTCCTGCTCGCAAACAAGAACCCGGTCGCGCGCAACAACAACATCCTGCTCTACGGCAAGGGCACGATCCGCAACGACCAAGTTCAGACGATCGACACCACGGGCCCGGAGTTCTACTGCGGCCAGACCGTTCTGTTCGTCGGGGTGGACAATCTGACAATCCGCGAGCTGACGTTCGACACGAGCTCGTCGAGCATCAAGTACGCGATCCACGTCGCTGACCTGACGCACATGTCGGTCCACGACCTGTTTGGCAATCAGACATACAGCGACTTCGTTCACGTCAACGGCCCGGCGTACCACTTCGAGATCCGCAACATTCACGTGATCCCGGTTCCGGGACACAGTGACAACACGGTCGGGATCATCGCGAGTGAAGGCGGAAACCTTGACGTTTCTCTCATTACGCTGACCGGCTACTACCCCGAACTCAGTGGCGACTCCGACACCTATCCGCGCGAAGTGCGCTGGTTCAAGATCGATGGCGTCTATGCCCAGAACACGTTCCAGCCGGTGCGTGGCACAGGCCGGCCTACGGACGCCATTCGTGACGGCGAGATCCGCAGCGTGCACGGATCGTCGCAGAACGGGCCGCTCATTGCCTTCTCGGACGACTACTCAACGGGCGGCATCTTGGTCGGGTGCCTCATGGACTCGATCAGCGTCTACGACGTGACGGGCTACGCGACGCCCGGGTCGGGCATGGTGCAGATCAATGCCCGCAACGCGAAGAACATCACGGTCAGCGGCGTGAAGGTCGGTAGTCCGTTCTCTTCCGCCATCATCTACGACGCCAGCGGTTCGGCGTCCTATCCGCTGGCCTTCACGGGCGCGAGTTGGAACAACTCAACGCTGCAGCTCACCAAGACTGGTGCGTTCAACCGCTATGTCTGGCAGGAAGGCGACCAGATCGCCGTCACGGCCGGGACAAGCACCACCACGGGCATCTACCGCGTCGTCAGCAAGGTCAGCAACGACACGATCGAGCTTGATCGTTCGATCGGCGGGTCCGCGTCGGCGGTCGCGTTCACCCAGATGAGCCTGCAGACGCTCAACATCAACGATGTCTCGACGCCATACCCGACCATCGGGAGCGTGCTGAACTTTGCCAGCAGTAACGGCGGCGGCATCGGGCGGGTCAACATCTCGGGCTGCAACGTGCCGCTTGGGGTGAAGGGCAGGTTCATCAACGCGGGCGGAGCGACTGATGCGACGCCCTACATCCACGTCTCCGACACCGTGACGGATGGGCTCGGCAACCACAACGGCGAAGAGTTCGGCATCGCGAGCGGAAGTCCTGGCCAGTTCATCTATGGCGAGGTCATCACGCAGGCGACGAGCGGCGCGACGGGTCGATTCCGCGGCTTCGACTCGACGAACAACAAGTTCTATGCGGTCGCGAGCACCGGCACGTTCAACGGCACCAACGCGATCACGGGTTCGACGAGCGGCCAGACGTTCACGCCGTCAAGCCGGACCAGCATCGCGATCGTGCACTACCTCAACGGGGCGCAGGTCCTTCCCCAGCGATGGCGGTTCGACGGCGTGACGACCAAGAACGGCGGCACGGCGGTTCAGAGCAGCTCGTCGGCACTCACGATCTTCTACGACAAGTGGGAGGGCGAGAACCTCGCGGGCAACCTGCTGTTCCAGACCACCACCGGCACGCTTCGCATTCAGGGCACGGGCTTCACCAAGACGGGCTCCTACACGACGGTCTTCACGGGCAGCGGAACGGCCAAGATCCAGATCAACGATCCCGACTGCCCGGTGCAGGCCAACAAGCTGACGCCAAATGCAGGCGATCGCTGTTTCAACGAGAACGCGACCACGACCGCGACATCGGGCGGCGTGCCGGTCGGCACAGGCGTGGTCTATGCCCTCGAGGCTCAGACGACGAGCGATCAGTACACCGGTGCGCCGGCGGGTTGGATCTGGGCCAAGGACCAGCGGACGACGCGAATCTCGACCAAGACGGCGGACTTCAGCGTCACGTACGGAGAGCACCAGACCGCGTTCAACAACAGCGGCGCGGCTGGCACCATCACGGGGACGCTTCCGGTTGCTCGCGTGGGGTACGAGTACACGTTCGTCGTCACGACCGCGCAGGCGCTGCGGGTTGATCCCAACGGGACAGAAACGATCGCGCTTCCCAGCACGGGCGTGCCAGGGGCCGCGGGCAAGTACCTGACCAGCAGCACGGTCGGCAACACGCTGACGGTCGTGGCCGACACAACGGGCACGTGGCGCGTGAAGTCCTACACCGGCACGTGGACGGCCGAGCCCTGATCTTGATCGCGAGGGATACCGAGATGGCTGATTCGAACGTCAACACGCCCTGCAACGAATACAACGCGATGGCGGAGCGGTGGCAGCTCATCGACGATCTGCTGGGCGGAACGAAGCAAATGCGTCATCGCGGCGAGAAGTACCTCCCGAAACAACGGCTTGAGGACAAGGAGGACTACGCCGCGAAGCTGAAGCTCGCCGTCCTCTACAACGGGCTCGGCCAGGCGATCGACGACGCGACCAACCGGCCATTCTCGAAAGCGGTCACGTTCGAGGGCGTGGAGGATCTCAAGGACGAGCAGAAGCAGGGTCTTGAGGAGCTGCTGGCCGACATCGACGGCGCCGGCACATCGGCGGACGAGCAGCTACGCGAATCGTTCAGGACGGCGGCGAAGTATGGCAAGGTCCACTTGCTGGTGGACTACACCACGGTGGGGGACAACGCAACGCGGGCCGACGAGATGAAGCTCGGTGCGCGGCCCACGATCGTGATGGTGGACCCGCGAAACGTGATCGGGTGGCGATCCCAGAAGCGCGGTTCGACGCGGGTTCTGACAGAAGTGCGGATCCGCGAGACTTCGACAACCGTTGAGGACGACTGGTCGGAGAAGACGGAGAACATCGTGCGTGTCGTCACTCCCGAGAGCGTGACGGTCTGGCGAGAGAAGAAGGACGTGAACGGCAAGACGGAATGGCAGCCCGACGCGCCTGTCCCCATGCTGAAGAACGGAAAGCCGCTCGATCAGGTGCCGCTCTTCACCGCCTACTTTGATCGCGAGGGGTTCATGACCTCGTGTCCGCCGTACGAGGACCTCGCATTCCTCAACATTGCCCACTGGCAATCGACGGCGGCACAGCGTTACGCGGCGGCGTTCGCCAGGATCGCGGTCATGTTCACCACAGGCCACAAGCCCAAGGCGGATACGACCAGCAACGACGCGCCGAAGGAAATCAAGGTCACGCCCGCGAGCTTCCTGAGCTTCCCGGAGGCAGACGCGAACGTCAGGTTTGCGGAGCAGACCGGCGCGGCGATCAAGGTCGGGGTTGACGAGTTGCGGAGCCTCGAGGAGCAGATGCAGACGCTGGGAATTCGCCCCTTCGTCGAGCGGTCCGCTGCCTCGACCGCGACGGGCAAATCCATTGATGAGTCCCGCGACATGTCGATTGGCCAGCGGTGGATCCGCACGCTAGAACGAATCTGGCGGGACGCGCTCGCCTTCGCGTGCGATTGGGCAGCTAAGCCGTTGCCCGACGACTTCGAGGTGCGGATCTTCAGCGACTTCGTGTTGCCGGCGTCGCAAACGGACCTCAACACGATCCAGGCCGCGAGGTCTGCCGGCGATCTTTCACGCGAGACGTATCTCAAGGAGCTTCAGCGCCGCAGCACGCTCAGCCCTGAACTCGACATCAAGGAGGAGATGGCCCGCATCGACGCCGAGGGACCGCCGTTGGGTGACCTCACGTTCGGCGGGTCGGGACGGGCGGGCGGCCAAGACGGCGACGCGACCGGCGACGCGCCAGCGGGCGGAGAGGACGACAACTCGGGTGGAGCGGGTGCGGCCGGCGGGGTTGCGGCGTGAATCGTCCGGACCAGCGTGATGAGTCGGCGCCGCTCTCTGACGAGGCCGACTACACGCCCGAGTACGTGTGCGAGGAATGCCGGGTAGGGCTTGGATCGACGACGGTCCACCAGTGTGCTGACTGCGGACGCGAGTTGTGTATCCAGTGCCGCGCAGCCCATTCTTGCGACGAGTTTGACGATTGGGAGTGGTGAGATGAGGGTGCGGCGAATCCCGACAGATGACGACTTGGATTATGTCGCCACCACCAAGCTGGTAGACGCGCTGGCGCGTCGCTCGCAAGCGCTCGTCTGCGTCGTGCTGCGTCACCAAGAGCCAAACGAGCCCAACGCGTACGTCTGGACCAGCACCCGCAAAGACCTTCCGTTCAAAGAGTCGGCGCTTCATTGCCTAATCGATTGCGCAAAGCATCAGGTGGACGAAGGCGGAGACGAGTAACTTGGACGATCGCCAGCCCCCAACCACCAATGAGCATCTCCAGGACGACGCGATCGCCCGCGGGGTCCTGATCGAGCGGCACAAGAACCAGCAGGTGCGGGACTTCATTGCGTTGCTCAACGATGGGGCGCTGACCGCCGTGGTCGGGTTGATTCCAGCTTTCTTGCAGGAGGTCGAGGGCAAGGCCGTTACCTCCGCCACGGTCCGCCGCGTGCTTCGGCGGCTTGCCGACGATCTCGACGCCAAGATTTCTCGCGATGTTGAGCGGGCAATCAATCGCTATCGCCGCGATCTGATCGAGATTGCTCGGGCCGAGGCGGTATGGCAGGTGCGGGCCATCAAGACCGCGTCGCCGATCAACCTTGAGCTGCGTTTGCCCGCCCGGCCGCTGCTGGTCGAGCTGGTCGAGAATGGGCCGCTGGGCGGCAAGCTGCTGAGCGAGTGGAGCGAGCAGCTTGGCATCCGGACACGCGAGCGGATCATCACGCGGCTGAACCAAGGACTGGTGCGGGGCGATAGCGTGGACGAGATGATTCGGGCCATTCGGGGCACGCGAGCGAGTCGGTTCAGCGACGGTGTGTTGCAGACCACTCGGCGGGAAGCCGAGGCGTTGGTCAGGACGGCCGCGACCGACGTGACGGGCGGGGCGCGGATGCGGACCTTCCGCGCCAATCAGGACATCCTCAAGGGCTGGAAGTGGGTCGCGACGCTCGACACGCGAACGTGCGCGGTCTGCGGCTCGCGAGATGGCAAGGTCTATTCGGTGGAGGACGGTTTCGCCGCTCCCCACATGAACTGCCGGTGCACGCCCGTCCCGGTCACCAAGTCGTGGAAGGAGCTGGGGATCGATCTCGCGGACGCGCCGCCGGGCACGCGGGCCTCGATGGATGGCCAGGTGGCGGCCGACCAGACATGGTCGCGGTGGATCAAGCGACAGAGCACCGCGCGGCAGAACGAGGCACTCGGACCCGAACGGGCGCGGCTGCTCCGCGCGGGCAAGCTCGATCCGGGCGAGTTCGCCGACAAGGACCGCGTGATACCCCTCGACGAACTGAAACGTCGCAGCGGGATCGGTGACGGTCGCTGAGCCGGCGTGAGCGCAACCAGCAGGTTGGGGCGTGATTGGTCTGTAGGGCGTGATGCCCTGCCGGGCTCTGTTGCCCGTTTGGCGGCGTGACGCCGCACGGAGATGACCATGCCAGTTGATTTCGTCCGCGACACCGTTGAGGGATTGCCGGAGCCGCTCGCCAAGGAGTACACCAAGGGCGAGGATGGCAAGTTTCGCCTTGCGCTCAATCTGCCCGCCGGTCACAAGATCGAGGAGTCGGACAAACTTTCTAACGCGGTGGCAGCGACTCGCCGCGAGCGAGACGAGGCACAGAAGGCGCTGAAGAACTTCGAGGGCCTCGACCCCGCGGCTGCGCGTGATGCACTGAAGCAGGTTGAGGCATGGAAGAAGGACGGCAGCCCCGAGCAGAAGCTGCAGCAGCAGATCGACCAGGTCAAGAAGGAGATGGGCGCGGCCCACGGCACGGAACTCAAGGCGCTGACGAATCGCTTGGAGAAGTATCAGGCTCGCTTGAACAAGACGCTCGTGGGTGACAACCTCCGCCAGGTGCTCGCGAAAGAGAAGGCGAACGCCGACCTGCTGATGCCGCATTTCGCATCGCGGCTTCGCATCATCGAGAACGCGGACGGCGAGCCTGTTCTGCGTGTGCTGACCGCCGAGGGCAACGAGGCGATCAACGCCGATGGCAGCGCCAAGACGCTCGAACAGCTCGTCGGAGAGTTCAAGGCCAATCCCTCGTACGCGATTGCGTTCGGCGCCTCGGGCAACTCGGGTGGCGGCGCGACTGGTGCGGACAAGAAGGCGGCTGCGGGGCAGGGTGGGGCGGCGCCGAAGCGCATCCCCTACACCGACATCGACGGACAACGCAAGTACGCAAAGGAAATCGCACAAGGGTCGGTCATCGTGGTCGACCCGTCGGAAGTTGAAGCGTGATAGGTCTCGGTTCCGCGTAGTGGGCCGCGTGATGCGGTCCAGGGCGTGATGCCCTTGTGGCGCAGGAGCCGGGCTGGGCTAGTGCACAGCAAACACAAGGGCTCTCGAAAACGGCACACAGTGGCGACAACGTTCTTACTGGCATCTATGGCAAGATTTTGGCTCGCGCGTACAACGCGGTTCTCCGCGGTCGATGCGTGATGCCCGGTCTTGTCAACTCCGACCTCAAGGCCGAACTGCTCCAGAAGGGCGAGACGATCGACATCGAGGTCGCGCCCACCATGGGCACCCAGGCGGTGACTCCGTCCAATACGCTCGTCGCGGTGACGGGCAAGACGGTCAGCACCATTCCGCTGAAGATCGATCAGTGGCGTGAATCCGACACGTTCGGCCTGAGCTCGAAGCAGCTCAACGACGTGGCGGCGAGCGAGACCTACTTCCCCCAGACGGTCGGCTCGGCCGTCACGGCCGTGGCGGAGTACGTCAACTCCTACATGATGACCGCGGCAAAGAACGCGGCCTACACGGTCGTGGGCACCGCCGGCACCACTCCGTTTGGTTCCAACATCGCGGCCGTCACGGCTGCCGCACAGGCGCTCGATGATGCCAAGGCGCCGATGGTTGGTCGTCAGTTGGTTCTCGACACTGCCGCGAAGGCGGCGGCGGCCAACCTCGACACGCTTCGCGAGGCCTTCCGCGCAGGCGACAACAACACGGTCAAGACGGGCGAGGTCGGGTCGAATGGCCAGACCTATCTCGGCTTCGGCTGGAACTACGACCAGCAGGTTGTGTTCCACACCGCCGGCACGATCACGACTGGCCTTGCGGCCAAGGCCTCGACCGCGCAGGCGATCGGGCTCAGCACCATCGTGGCCACCACCGCGGCCTCGACTGGTGCGTGCGCGCTGGTGGTTGGCGACATCATCACGTTCGCGGGCTCGGCCCAGACCTACGTCGTGACCGCTGCCGCTACCCAAGCCGCGGCCGCCACTGACGTCAACGTCTCGATCTCGCCCCCGCTCGTCAAGGCACTGGCGGGCAGCGAGGCCATCACGGTTCGGGCAAGCCACCGATGCAACCTCGCGTTCAGCAACCAGGCGATCGCGCTGGGTGTCCGCATGGCTCAGCTCGGCGACGTGTCGCGTCAGGCTGGCTACATCGCGCAGCCCAGCTTCGACGCGATCTCCAACCTCATGCTGCGTCTCTGCGGCTTCCCGCAGTACAAGCAGGACGGTTGGAACGTCGACGTTCTGTTCGGCACGGTGGTGAACCGTCCCGAGCACGTCGTCCGCATCTTGGGTTAATCACGAGGGATCGCGGGGAACCGCGGTCCCTTTGTTTCGCGATTCTGCGACAAGGAGATCGATGATGGCATCACCGTTGTACATTCCGCCCAGTGCTGAGCTCACCACCGTCCAGATGGTCGGGCCGACCGGCACCAAAGTGGTGGTCAACCTGCACGAGATCGATGACTTCCGCCGCCAGGGGTACAAGCCGATCGGTGGTGGCGAGAAGATCGTGGTGAAGGACACCGGTACGCCCGAGACTGGCGACAAGAAGGAAGTCGGCCTCAATGGCGACCAGCGTGCCATCAAGGACGATGCGAATCAGCCGCCGGTCGGTCGCGCGGCCAACAACGAGACGGGCAAGGGCAGCGACCAGAAGGCCGAGCAGCCGGTCGGCTGGCTGAAGGGCGATGACGCGAAGCTCGCGAAAATGGGGAAGGATCGCGAGGCCTGGCAGATCGACGGCGACGACGCGTTCAAGACCGCGCTCGACGGCGGCAAGTCGATCCAGCAAGCCACCAGCGCCGCCTACAAGGCCGCGCGGGCGGTCGAGGGTTCGCCTCTCAAGTGATTGAACGCGCCGGACCTGAGTTACCCGCCGTGTGGGGTCCGGATCGGTCTGGTGGCAACGACGGGCGTTCACTGATGGCTCCTTTGGTCCCGGCTCGCCGCGACGCGAACCGGGACTTTTCAGAACTACACCACGCGAGCGGCCCGCGCCGGCCCATGACTGTCTGGCGCGGGCCGCATGGCCAAGTGTCAGAATCGTCCAGATTGCTTTTTGTTGACATCTCAGCGAGGGGCACGGCATGGCACTGATTGTCGAAACCGGAGCGGGCGTGGTCGGAGCCGAGTCGTATCTGTCGGCTGCAGACGCACTCGCGCTGCTGGCCAAGTGGTCCACCGACACGACCTTCGCGGCCGCGACAACAGGTCAGCAGGAGGTGGCGTTGCGACAAGCCGCGCTCTTCATGGACGCGGCGTACGAATCGCTGCTGGGTGGCGAGCGTGTGTTGGCGTCGCAGTCCCGCGCGTGGCCGCGTTACGGGGCTCGTACACGCGACGGCTGGTTGCTCGACCCGAGCGTCGTACCGGACGGTTGGAAGCTCGCCCAGGCGTTGCTGGCCCCGCGAGCGCTCGCTGGTGCGCTCGCCCCGGACGTGAAGCAGGACGGCGCGCTGGTCGAGAAGGAAACGAAGGTTGGGTCCATCACGACGCGCAAGAAGTGGTCCGACCAATCGGGTACGAGCCAGCAGCCAGGCTTTCCCGAGGTGGGGAACGCGCTCGCGAACTTGCTCGTCGGGTCCTCGGTGCAGGGCCGGAGGGTGCTCGCATGACGGAGCTTGACGGAGAAGTGCCGCAGGATGTGTTGGATGCGATTGACGGCAAAGATGGCGTGGGCGTTCCGGCCTCATTCTCACGCGAGACCACGAGCTACAACCCCGCGACAGGCGCGGTCGCGCAGGACGCGGCCTCGATCGTGACCCGGAAGGTCAGCCCGCCGGCTCAGTTTGATCGCGAGTTCATCAACGGCACGACCGTGCTGGCGACCGATCTGCAGATCATCCTCCCGGGCCTTGGTCTGCCGGCGGGGTTCGAGCCCGCGCCCGGTATGGTGTGCGAGGAGTCGGGTCGCAAGTACCAGATCATCTCGGTGACGCCGCTGCGGTCAGGAACGCTCGTGGCCGCTTATGAGATCCAGCTGCGGGGGTGAGGCTTGGGGACGAATGCGCGCGAGTTCAACCTGAACATCAAGCGCATCTCACGCGAGATGGTCGCCAAGTTCTTCATGATCCAGAGGAAGATCCTGCTCGACGGATTTGGATGGATCGTCGTCGCGACACCAGTCGACACGGGGCGGGCACGCGCCAACTGGCAGATCACGACGATCGAGCGATCGACGGTCGTGCTTCCGTGGCCCGAAGACCGAAGCAGAAGCGGGCAGGCTGCGACCGAGGTGATCGCCCGGGGATCGAAAGTGATCGGCAGCATCAACACGTTCACGCTGACCTGGTTCACCAACAACGTGCCCTACATCATTTTCCTTGAGCATGG